GCACCGGCTTCGTCAGCGGCTTTTTTCTCTGCTTCTTCCGTAAGTCGTTGTTCTTTAATGATTTTTTCGGCTTGACGTCTGCCAATATCGGCTTCGTCGTATGACGCCCGTTGCGCGGCTAACTCGTTGATACGCGCTTTGACCTCAGGGGTTTGGGGCTGCATCTTAAGCGTTTCTTGTTCTTTGACAAGGTCAGCGTAGTCGCGCTCGTAATCTAATCCTAAGCTTTGTTGAGCATCTGATTTGGGGGCCAACCGTTTTGCAATGTCGTCAAGCTCAGCACGGACTTCTGGTGTTTGTTCTTGCGCACGTAGTTGCTCGCGTCTTGCGGTCAGATCAGGGAAAGTTTCAGTTTCTGGGGCCGCTTCCTGCGCGGGGGTAGTTACCTTTTTACCCATCTCTTTGGGTGTGAACAACGTGCCTTGAGTGCTTGGAGGCGCTTCCTCAGGCAGCTTGGCTCCGGGAACTATTTCTTCTGGGGGTGGAGGCGCGGGTCTTGCAGCTTCTTCAGCACGTTTTTGCTGTTCTACCTGACCACGGGCTTGGCCGCGTTCTACAACCCCTGCAGCGCCACCCAACGGGCCTCCAACCAAAGCAGCTTGGTATGCAGACTCACCATATTCTTTGAGGGCGTCTGGGGATGTTAAGTCTAGCCCTGCTTGGTAACGCTCAAGGATTTGCTGGCTAACCTCAACTGGCATCTCAGCAGTACCACGGGCAACACCACGCCCCGCAGATGCAGCCAGCGAACGCTCGGCGGCTTTGACTAACTCAGCTTGCGATTTGGCTGTAGCAAGTGCGGCATCATCAGCAACGCCTAGAATACCTTTGACAACTCGTTTGCCTAGCGTAAAGGCGGTTCCTACGCTTTCTAATGCGGCTTGGCCTGCGGCAGCGGTATAGGCTTTTGTGCGATCAATACTGACGTCTTTGCCTTCTTCCATTTGCTCAGCAGCTTGGCGCTCAACGTTGGAACCCATAAACTGGGGGAGAAGCGCACCTGCGGCACCAGCCGCACCACCAATAATTCTGCCCCTTGCACCAAACGGAGCGCCCGCAGCAGCACCGGCTTTACCGGCAGCATACATAGACGCTAAGTTAGCGCCCTGCCCAGCTAACGCACGGGGGATTTGAGATACGGCTTCGCCTGCGGCAGACAGTACGCCTTTGTCTTGATACGCTTTTTGTACGGCTTCTAAGGAGGGTCCAACACCGGCTTCTTCTCCGATGGCTTGGCTACGGGCAACACCAGCCTTAGCTGCCTCCTCAGGGTCAAAAACGCTACCAACACCTGTACGAGCAGAAGATACTAACTGTTTGGCACCACGGACTAACTCACTACCAAACGTAGATTCTTTTGGTGCGGTTGGCGGTGCGACCGGGGCAGCGGGAGTAGCTTGGACTTGTTGAATGTACTGAGCGAGCCGTTTGGCCCCCTCTGTGTCTCCTGCAGCGTCAGCTTTGCGAAGTGCTTGATAGAGGGCGTTTAGATCGGCCATTGCTCAGTCCTTATTAGCTCCCATATTTTTTCATAAGAGCTTGTATATCAGATGGGGTTCCGCCGGGGCTTGCCGCGCCGGGGGCTGCAGCCATTGTACCGCCACCTGCGGCACTCATCAACCTATCAGTTTCGGCTTTAATTAATTGCTGCATGAGCGTGGGGTCCCTGCCCACCGCCAGTTGCAATTTCATGTTGGCTTTAAGCGTAGCGGTTATGTTGTCCATCGCTTTATCAGCAATCATTGCTCGCTGGTTTGCGGTCAATTCCATATTGTTGCGTGCCGCCGTAGCTGCAACCTGCGCCATAGCCGCTCTGTAGGTCAAGTCCTGCCCACGCTCTTGGGTTTTGCGTTGTGCTTCGGATGTAAACGCTGAACCCAAAGACTGCATTTTTTCTCGGTCAAACTGAGACCCTAAATCACGATCTTTAACCCGGCCTTCACCGACTTTGCCAGCTATCCCAATCTTCTCAGCGCGTTGGGTGTCTTCAACACCGCCCATGAGTTCGTTAATCATCTTAGCCTGCGCCGCGTCTGCGGCACGTTTCTTCTCAGCCATGCTTGTGTATGCAGGAGCTAAGCCAGACAGACCTTTGTACTGACCGGATTTACCAAGCATTGAAATAAGCTCGTCCATAGGGGACAGTTGCGTTGCTTCATATTGCCGTTTCATTTCTGCAATGCGTTCTAGTTTAGCTTTGCCAGCCTCGTCGCCTAATCCAGTCCCAGTACGAATGGCGTTTTGCTCATCAATTAAATCTTGGACAGTGCGCTCTTTTGGCTTGTTCTCAAGGGACGTTCTATACATAGCTTCCATGCTATCTGGAGCAGGCGCTGCGGGTGCCGCAGGAGGCGCATTAGGGTTTACCTTAACTGCGTTGGGGTTGACGTTCTGTGGAACGGCTGGGGGTTTGGGTCTAGCCGACGCTGGAATAAGGTTGGGGGATACGTTAATGCCGTTGCCCGTAGCAACCTGACCTGTACGGCGACCTTCGGTACCCATATCTGGAGCCGGTGCTTTTGCAGCCAACCGAGCATTTTCAGAGGCCATATTGCTTTTTTGAGACTCACGATACTTCCTAAGCGCATCGCCTTCTTGGTCAATTAAAGCGGCAAGGCCAGTGCCTGCTGCGGCACCACCAATAGTTCCCGCGACAGGAGCTACAAAACTGCCTGCTACACCACCTGCAATAGGCAAGGCAGTCCTAGAACCCGTACGAGCAAACTGTTTAACCTTTTCAGACATTGGTACGTTAGGATCGTCATAAAAGTCTTGGGCATCGCTTACTTCACTTAGTCCTTGATAGGCCGCTAAGCCTACGTTAGCACCGGGAATTGCTTTAGTTTTGGCTATATTCTTTGCTGCGGCTATTGCGGGACGCATGGCTTGGCCAGCTTGAAACGCCTTGGGAGACGCGTTACCTTGGACCGTTTGAGCGGCAGCAGGGGCGGCTTGTGCTGCGGGCTGCGAGCCTTGCGCGGAACGGAACATGTCCTTGATGTTATCTTGAGCGGCGGCAGAGGACTTTACAAAATCTGTGTAGTCAATACCCATGCTTTGCAAGAACTTAATAAACTCAGGGCCAGCTTTAACCTTGTCTCCGGCAGCAAATGCAACGATACCGCCACCAGCCATTTTGATATTGGACTGCAGTTGGTTAAGCCCCGCCATTTGTGTAGGTCGAGGCTGCGCTTCGGGTTGTGGAGTTCCCGTAGGTACAGGCCCCCTCATCGGGCGCGGCTCCATCATTTGCTGTTGCGTATTCCGTTGCTGCGCCATCTGAAGCCCTAGCAATCCGGCTTTCTGCTCAACTTGTTCCTTGACGCTGGGCTGTTCTCCCTGTGCTGCACCTTGCATTGCGTTAGCCATCTCAGCGCGTTTAGTCTTAGCTTGCATCTCGCCCGTGGCCAACCATGGCGGAATCATGGATGGGTTCAGGCCGTCCGCGTATTTCTTTAGTTCCGCCAGTGGCAGTGACTGTGCGTATTCTTGCGCTTTAACGAGATTCATAATTCACCTTCATCCCAATTTAAGGTTAGCCAATTTTTGATACAACGATGCTAAGCCAGAGATATCTGTCTGCAGTTTAGATAGGGTGTCTTGGTTAACTGATGTAGTTGACGCCCCAATTGGCAGGTCGGTCAGCATCTTGCGCTGGAACTCCAAGTTAGTGTAAGGACGGGCTTGTTGCTGTTCAAACTGAGCCTTATCTGCGGCAATACCTTCGCCTTCAATACCGCGTTGTGTAGCGCCTGCCGACATTAAATCATTGAGGGATTTAAGCCCAAAGTCTGCGCTGTATTGGCGTGATGCTTCCGTAGCCTTTTGAGTATCCAAACCACGGCCTTGTTCAGCATTAAACTGAGCCATAGCAGCGTCATACGCTTTGTTGTAGCCTGCGCCTGTAATGCCTGCCAAGTTAGCCCCTAATGAGCGCTGTGTTTCAGCGTCTAAGATAGCTTGGCGGCCACCGCCAAACGCGCCAGCCTGAGTCATTTTTCCAGCGTTCTGCTGCTGGGTGATCTGGGACTGTCTACGGGCTTCGTCAATCTGTGGTTGCAAGGATGCCGACAGGTACGGGTTCATGTACTTATTAGCAGCGCCTGCGTCAAACGTGCCAGAGGTAAAGGTAGCTGGATTAAACCCACCCTTGGCAACTTCACTAATTCCAGCAAAGCCTTGCTGTTGCAGGTTAGATGCGCCAGCCGTCAATGGACCGCCATAAGTCTGCATAGGGGCTTCGGTCAACGCCTGTGTTTTGCCCAGCATATTGGTGACGTAATCACCAGCCCAAGGCGAAAGCGTAGAGGTCTTAGACGTATCCAAAGGCACGCCACCGCCTTCAATAAAGCCCATAACCTTGCCGCCTTTAGCGTACGCAGATGAAGCCAAACCACCGGGCATAAACTTGTCGGGGTTGATTTTCTTGCCTTGCTTTTTAGTGCCAGTGCGAGCTTGACGAATACGATCCATCATTTGATACAGTTTTTGAGCGCCAGCATCTGAATTGCCATTACCCAAGTGCGATACCACATCGGCAGGGATTACGAACTCACCGTGGCTTAGTGCTGCCTCTTGCCCACCATCAATACGGGACGGAATTTTGTCTGCCATGCCATCTGTTTTACCTTGGAGATATCGGCCTTTAGCCATTGCAATACCGCCATCAGCCATACCAATCGAGTTGATCTTGTAGTTAGGGTCCATAAGCTGTTCTTTGGTTGGTATGGCGGGTAGTCCTGCAGAGGCTGTAGTTGTGGTTGCCGCAGTAGTTGCAGGTGTGTTGTATTTCATAGCCATTTGGCCTGCGTAAGGGTTAATCGCAGGAGGGGCCGCAGCAGGTTTGTAGGCGGCCAAGATACCGGCTTTCTGTGCGTCTGAGGCAGCTTGTGCTGAGGCTAGGCTTGTAGCATCGCCTTGTTTTACGTAACGCGGGTCGGTCGTATACTGGCGTCCGGCAGAACCGGGTCTGCGGTTTGGATCGTTATATTCAATCTGTTGTGTAACTGCATCCATCTTAGGGATAGGGACGTTGTACCCGCCCGTATCGCCTTGATCCTTAAGCATGGTGTACAAACCAGTACCAGCCGTGGCAATTTTGGCCCAATCGTAGCTTCCGTCAGCTTTCTTAAACCCGCTAAGTAATTTGCCAATAATGGATGGGTCGGCGCGGCTAGAAATTAGTTTTTGGATGGTAGCTTGCGCTTCGGGCGTCATCGCCTCTTTCATCCAATCCGTATAGTTAACGTTATCTTTACCCAAGACCGCAGCTAATGCGTCAGGGCTTAACAAACCTCCGGCTAAGTCTGCGTCAGATGCGGATGTGTCCTCGGATGTGTCAACAGTGCCGTCGTCGTAGCTACCCTCCCGATACATGGGATTGCCGTAATCATCGTCCCCGATGTATTCGTTGTAGTAAATAATTGCCATCTTGAGTCCTTAGCGTAGTAGTTTTAGCAGATCGTCCACCGTCATCTGCTCCGCCAGCAGGTCATCAAGGTGCCCGCCGGTAGCCATTTTAGTCTTATCCTTGGATTTCTTGTTATCTTTTTTGGTGTCTTTCTTGTCCGAATTTTCAGACAATAGTTCTTCCAAAGTCGCAAACAAATCAAAGTCGCCCATAGCGCCCGCATAGATCGGGTCGATTCTTTCACCCTGCGCATTGATTGGGGTAGTAGTAACGGTTTCCGGTGTAATCTTTTTGCATACCCCGTTAACCCGCTGGTATCCGGGTTGGCACATAGGTACGCACACACCGTTAATTCGTTCATACCCCGGCTGGCAGTTTGTTGGTGGCGTTGTAACTACAATAGGAACGCACTTGCCATCTGCATTTTTTGTCTGTCCGGGCGGGCAGTCTTTGCTAGTAACTTTCTCACAAGTGCCGGTTTCTAAATTGCGAATGTAGCCTTCTTTACAAACAGGTACGCATACGCCGTCAACCTTTTCGTACCCATCTTTGCACTCTTCATCATCGTCAGGGACGCACAACCCTGTTTCGTCTTTATGGAATCCATCTGCGCAAGGAGTGTCATCTTCTTCATCGGGCACGCAAGTTTTGCCGTCAGGTCCAAGGTGAAATCCGGCGTCACACTTTATAGGCTCTTCTTTGTCAGGAACGCACATGCCGGTCTCTGGGTCTTGATGGAACCCGGGATCGCAAACCTCACCTCCGCCCTCGTCCCAGTACGGATCGCAATCGCCCGTTTCTAAGTTTAGTTTGGTTCCGACTGGGCAAGTATCTCGTTTGCCGGTAATTACTACGGCGTCTTTTTCATCAATACACATGCCGGTAGCGGGGTCCAACACTTGTCCCGCGCCGCAAACTTCTCCTCCACCCTCGTCCCAATTAGGATCGCACTCGCCTGTTATAGGGTTTAGTGTGGTCCCGGGTAGGCAGGCATCTCCCCCGCGCTTACCGGTAACAACTACTTTGCCGTTATCGGTAACTTTCTCGCATTGGCCGGTGGCGGTGTTAAAGACCATACCATCACCACATACATTTAGTAAACCCAAATCATCATCGCCGGTATCGTCGCCGCCAGTACCACCAGTAGTGTCACCTGTTCCGCCAGTAGTGTCACCTGTTCCGCCTGTATCGGGTATAACGTCTCCTGTGTCTAGTCCGGTGGTGTCTGTGATGTTGCCGTTCGTATCTAAATCGCCTACAGAACTATTGAACAGCGCGGCATCCGCGTTAATGCTGCTAGAGCCTGACAAGTCTGGGAACGTAAGCGAGCTTCCATCAGTGCCTGTTAGCGTATATCCGTTGCCTGCATCGGACACGGTGTCAGTATCAAGCCCGGCAAGTTTGAGTGAAGTATTGGTTGCGCCTGTTGCTTTGTTACTCGTAATACTGTTGGACAGATTGATTGCGTCGAATAGGGCTTTGGTGTCGCCGTTGTTAAACCGGTTAATTAGTGTTAATGCTCTGCCCGCGAGTACTGTATCGGGGCTGTTGGCTAGCGTACCCAGATTAGTAAGAACTCCGGCGTAATTATTATCACCAGCGGCTTTAGCTAAGCTTGCGCCAGCAATTAGGTCTTTAGAAGTAAACCCACCTAAGTTGGCGGTATCAAACCCGGTTAACTTTTGCAGGTCTGTATTCCCAGCCAGCGCTGTGACTGCCCCAAATGGGTTTTTATCATCAATAGCTTTTCCAACTTTTAGCGCTGTATTGACGTTTGTCATACCGGGAACTAATCCGGTTAGCCCAATAGCTGCATTAGTCCAGTCTCCTTTTCTGGCGGCATCTGCAACGTTTATTCCAGCAACAATTGGCCCAAACCCGGGCACAAATGATAGGCCCATCTTGAGTAGATCAAGATCGCTAAGAGTGCTCAGTTTACGACGGTCTAACACTGCCCCATCAGATTTGCGAATTAACTCAGTATAACCGGGGGTAGAACCACCCCAACTTGCATATTCTTCTGGCAGTTGAGCTATCTGGGTGTCAATATCGTCACCCTCAATAACGTTGCTTACGCTACCACTAGTGGGCCTTGTAGAGGGCTTTGTGTAGCCGTTGTTTGATGTAATGTTGTCTGCCGGTGGACTAACAAGATTTAAAAAGTCATCCTCAGTGGTATCCGCGCCAGACGTAATGTTGCCTGTAAATGTTTGCGTATCTTGTTTAACAGGCGTATCCGCTTTAGGCGCTGTGTACGTGTTGTAGTAGTTTGTAACGTCTGGTTCAGCAATAGAAAACCGGTTGGCAATCATCCCAGCCAAACCTTCGTTACCTTCTAACCCGCCCACAGATTTAACAGCCGCAGCAACTTCATCCGCCGTAGCATCTGGGTTTTGAGAAAACCACCAGTCAACTTGTTCTTGTGTTAATGCCATATCTGTCTTTTAAGGAGGGGTTGGGCGGGGGTCAGGCAACCGCGCAACAAAGTTTACAGCCATTACCGCTGAAGCAACAGCAGGATATGGAGCAGAAGCGGCAATAGCTTCCATTGTCACAGCAGTATCATCTGCGCCCCAGTACATCTCAATGTATTCATTGGCCGCTAAATCAATGTCAAATATCCAAACAACATTCATGTGGTTGTCTGAGCCTTCAACTGTGTATCTGTGACTTGAATAACCAATCGTGGTTGTACCGCGCTTGATCCAAATCTGTACGTCTTTGGCCGATGCGTTGGTGCTTTTTAACTGAGCCGACAACTGAAAGTTATACACGCCACCCACGGCCACCTCAATCTTAGACGTACTGCCAGACTGTAGTGCCACAAAGTTATTAAGGTAGGTCTGGTCAAACGTGATGGGATAGCCTGTGTTAATAGCGGCGAGCGTCTGGTCTGCGGTGCTAAAAAACAGCCCGTTAGGAAAGTTAATGTTGGCTGGATCAATTGCGCCCGATACCTGTAGCTGTGAAAGAATTTTGTCAAGCTGGTTGAAATACAAACGCAGAACGTTGTTTAGTTGATCTAAGTAACGTGCGTCATACTGAGGCGTAGCAAGGGGCAGGTTAGGCGCAGCTACCTGACTCAATATGTCTTCAGTGATGACAATGTATGTCATGAGTTACCTCGACGGCCATCAGACTTAATATCAATACGGGGCGCACCAAGCTGCCACGCAGTTCCAATCTGCGCGGATTCAATTTGGAAAATTAACTGCCTTCCACGGATACGGATGTACACCTGACCTGTAAACTCTTCTACCGGCGCGGTAGCAATACGTTGGATCGTGGCGTTGCTTGTACCTGCTGTAGAACGTGGATCGTTTGGCCCTGAGCCGGAGTTTTGGTACGGAATCAACGTCATAGTACATTGAGGCGTTGTACCAGCGGTTGACCCACGGAATGTCAAGTCAGGCAGCACGCGCCACACAAAACCAAAGTTATGGCCGTCGTCAATGTCAAATTCAGAAGAACCAATTAATGCTTGAATAGCCGTAGTAGTCGATGTAGCGTTATCGTCCACACCATTCTCATGGTTTACCAAGTTGTTAATGTATGTCGCAGCCAGCGGGTATTCACGTAGCCCTGAGTCAAGCCATGCAGATCGTGCCATCGTGCCGTAGTACCAGATGTCTTCAAGGTAGTTGTAGATGGCGTACCGATCTACCGTGTTGCTACCCGCAGAACAATAGAACCACCAGACTTCGTTAAAGCCTTCGTTTGTTCCAGCAAACACTTGCTGACTCTGCGTAAGGTTAATGTCGCTAAAGATGTGGTTACGCAGGTCGCAGCGCAATGTGTTTAAACGACCATCGTAGACGTAGAACTTATCTACACCAATAAAATACACCTTGCCAGATGCAACCGCAGCCGCATTAGGGCCAAGGATAGAGATGTTGTCGCCAAGCAACTGACTGCCCCACACCACAGGAGGGCCAAGGTATTGCAGGGAGTAAATTGCAGAGTCAGTAAAAACCACAATTTCTTGGCGCGTCTGAACGGCAGTGACAATCTCAGAGCCGTGAGAAAGGCGAACACTACCTGCTTGGTTTGTAGCTGCGGGTGTCCATGTAGTTACCGATTCTTGGTCAGACCAACGAATCAACATAGGGTCAAGCGCAGTTGGAGATGTTGCACCGGGATCGTTTGTACCAAAAGCAAACACAAAACGACTCGTGTCTGAAACGTGTACGAAATTCACCACAGAAGGTACATAAGCGTCAGCACCGGGCAGGCTAGACACTAAAACGCCACGAATGTTTAAACCCGATGTAGCATCCCAATAATAGAGATTGCCGCCACGGGGGGCAAACACCAAGTCTTCGCCAAAGTTAGACTGACTCCATAAACGGATAGACGACGTAGATGTTCCACCGGTACCCCAAGGGCCAGCGCCCCAAGCACCTGAACCCCAGCCTGTAAGTGGAACTGCGTATTCAGGGCCAACGTTAATTTGGTAGGCAGCAACTACAGAAGCGCCACCGGTAGACCCCGCTGGAATCACGGTGGGGGCAGTAGAAATTGTGTAAGAGTTAGCGTTAATGACCGTAATCTGAAACTCTGCGTTGTATGTAGCAGCGTATGCGCCTGTAGCCCCACTGAACGTAACAAAGTCGCCTGTTACGCCGCCATGAGCCGTATCCGTCACGGTAACTGTAGTTGTACCGTTACCCGTAAATGGGTCGTTATTTATTGTGGGCGCAGGAACTACACGCAGTGGTGTGATGTCGTTGTACGAACCACCGGACTCAATGTAGAACTTTAAGTTAGTACCTACACCAATCAAATTGTTTCCGCCTAGCGTGACCCAATTCCACAATGAGCGGCACACGCCCTCGTAAAACTCATCGGATATGCGAACCCAGCCGCCAATCTTCTCGGGGGTTCCTGAACGAAAACGAACCTTCTCAGATTCATACCATCCACCAGCCGCATTTGTGCCGGAATTTACAGACCCCAAAGCCTCGGATGCGTACCGTGTATTTTCGCGGTTAACCCCCGGACGAAATAGAATCTTTTTTAGCGGCATTGGCGACCTTTATTTGCTGGCAACGCCTTTGGTCTTCTCAAAAGAACGCATACCGGCAATGCCCAAGATGCCTGATAATATCACCCAAAGCTGGTCTGCGTCTAGTACCGGAGGAGGATCCATGCCTATCGGAACCCAACCCATAGCTTGCAAGTATTTCCAGCACCATTGAAACAGGGGGTAGAGCAGGAACTGATAGCCCATAGCCGCTACACCGATCCAACCGATGGCAGGACGCCAGCCGCTGACAAACACGCTACTAGAAGCGGCTTCTATTTTGTTGACCTCAATTTGAGCTAAGTCTGTAGCTTGGTCAATACGCTTCTCTTCAAGATCAAGCTTACGCTGCTCAATCTCCATTTCCATCTTTTCTTTGTCGGTGGTGATTAGGTCGCCTGCAACCTTACCCACAGCTTCAATAATTGATCCAACGGCTAGTAAGCTCATGCTAGACCTTTCAACGTACGGTTAATCCAGCCCAGCAAAAACTTGGACTGTGTTCTGTTTTTGTTGCAAATCTCAGCGTAGCGGGCAATCTTTGCCAAAGCGTATGCCTGTTTAAACTGCTGACCGTCCGTAACTTGGTTGAGTTTTTCTACAGTCTTAGCACCGATGCCGCCGTCAGGGGTAGCGCCCACAATCAACTGAGCCAGCTTCACAGCCATGCCCATACCTGCGTTTACACCAAAGTTAAAGATGGTGCTTGCCACATCTTGGTTTGAAATCTCGTTACCGCGCATCTTGTCCCAGAACTCAACTCGGTAGAACTCACGCACCATAGGCGTAAGGGAGCCACCGAATTCTTTCTTATCTACTAGCGCCCAACCGGGCCACTGAGGGTTCTTGTTACGGGCAATACCAGCATAGGTCATACCGCCCGTGTCGCCGGGTACTTCGTGGAGGACGTAGCCGCCCTCGTCTTTCATCATCTGTTCAAAGGCTGGTTCAAACTGCGCCATTATTTTTCCTTGCAAGAGGGATTGCTTTTGGTGTCTTCATTCTGCATGAGTTTGATACCAGACAGGAACCCAATCATGCCGCCGATAAGAGTAGAAAAAGCGGGTGAAATCATCTTGAAAATCTCGGCGTTGTCCACTTCCTTGGCCCACAGACCC